CAACCATGCTGCCTTTAATCGTGGGTCGCTCCATCCTGGTGCTGTTACTCTTCCGGCTGCTATTTCACCTGACAACCACATTTCAACGAAAGGATTAAGATAATCTGAGGCCATTTCTTGTCGTTCAATTTCAATTACTCGGTAGGCTAGCAACAATGTCGCTCGGTTGGCTGCGTAGTTACTCCCGAATTTCATGTGGACCATTTCGAGCGGCATTCCGGTTACTGATGACAACGATGTCAAAAATGCGTCTTGGAATTTATCGTATCCGGTTGATGGTGCGTTGGGATTCGCTAGTTTTATATCGGAACCCTTTGTGAGTTCTTGTATAAATGTTGAACCAGGAACGCCAAATGTAGCTTCTGGCATTGAATAACACTGGAAGTCACCACTTACTAGGCTTGTCTCTTCTGTTGCTGCCTCTCCGCTGAAATTGTCACCGGCTGGCCCTGCTCCGAATGAGGTCATATTGTTATCAAATACTGGTACGGTATCTTCATCTTTTGATGGTGTTACCCACCCGACTATTTGAGCCTGATTAATCGCTTGCTTGATGTTTGCGCTGGTGAAATCTTGGAAGTTTTCAAGCTCTTGAAGTATTGGAGCAAGTTTTGAATATCCGCGACCTTGGCCAGCATATTCAGATTGAAATCCGTGTAACATAAATATGCGGCCTGATTTTGGACCTTTTGCCTGTACTGTTACATCTTTATATTGACCTTCTGAGTCACGGTTCCATATTTTATAACCAGTCTCACGGCCTCGCTCGTCTCTGATTATACCATCTTCTCGACACTGAAAACCGTAGGAAGTTGTAACCGCATCACCACGGATCTGGTCTGGCTCTACGAAGTCAAATTGTAATGGATTTTGCAGGGTTTTATCTGGTGAGTAATACAACCGTACAAATATATCATTATCTCTCTCTTGAAATAGTGAATACATACGGTGAGACTGATAAAACGTAATACTTTCTGACCTGTGCTGTTTTTTATCGCCTGCATAAAGGTGAAAACGGTTTGATACGTCTCTACCCCATTCACTAGCGGCTTCCTGTGTAATCCCTAAAACTTTAGCGTCCGGCGTTGCCTCAAACATTAAGCCGGTATGAGCTACTGCATCGACTTTACGCTGTACGATTGCGCGGCCCTGTGGTGAGTCCTGCATCATTACACGCGCGTTTTGACGTATAGCCTTATGATCTAAATTGAGGGAATTATATGGATTTGATAGGCTGTGCGCCCACTTACCACCAGCAGACTGTGAACCGTAGAAACCAGGATAACCACCGCCACCGTGATAGGCTGTAGGCTGTGTGTCAGTTTTTCCTATTGATGGTAATATTTTTTTTATGAAATTCAACACAGGGGATTTACTAATATCTGTTACGGCCATAATACCCACCCCTATTTCTTCTTAAATTCATATTTACGTTAGATGTTCCGTTTAATTTTCTGGCTAGTCGCGCGCGTTCTGACCTTAAATCATCCCATTCTTGTTTTAATTCGGATGGTTTGCGCCTGATTGTTTTCTGGCTTCCATCGCCTGAGTCAAACCTGTACTCTTGAATTTCTGCGTTCGTTAAACTCGATAAATACGCGACTTTAACGGCTGTGATATATATATCAAGGTCGGCTATTTCAGCTATTATTGCTGTTCGTTGGGATGATGTTAGACAACTCATAGCGTCAATAATATGACACTAAAAAGAAAAAGTCAAAAAACTTTGAGATTATTGTTTTTAGGGGTTGACTACTGCGGGGCGTACCTGTATAACTGTATTCAAGATGAACGACACACAAAAGGAGAAACAAAATGACTAAGCAAGAATTAAAGGCCGCAATAAAAATACTTGAAGATTCTGAGACAGTAACAAATGGAAAAACAAACTATAGCGAAATCGAAAGAAAAATTAACACACTGGTTGATGCTTACTGCGCAGCAAATAATGACGCCACTAAAGTACAAGCCGCAATTGACGCAAACAACGCGGCAAATTCAGAGGTTCACTATTTTGGAGACTGAGTTAAAAGAGATAACGCTTGACGGGGTTACATACCTCGTCAAGCGTGACAATCTAAGCGTATTTTATTACCATGAGTTTGCAGGCATTGAGGCTTATGAGTTACATGATGGATTTAAAACAGAAATCAAACACCCTACTATGCTAAAGAAATTAAAAAAGGAGTACACAAAATGCTAACAGATGCTAAAGTAGATATTATTTGTGACAAATGTTGTGAGGAATTAGAATATAGATTATCATACAAGTACAGAGACTACTCTGGAAAAAATGGTTTCTATGATTTTGATGAGAACGAGGTTAAGTCCCTACTAAAGGATAATGATTGGACATCATCGGAAGACGGAGAAGATCATTATTGTAGCGACTGTACTCCTTAACCCAAACCGGCCCCCCACAACGGGGGCTTTTTTATTATCTCACCATCGACTTAATACGGTTCTCCATAAAATTCAATATATATTTTTTATCTATCTTCTTGACTTCGTTTTCTGCCATTCCTGCTTTTTTCGCTCTATCTTGTGCTTTTCTGATTTCTGATTCTAGCCACACGTCAGCACCGCAAAGATTGTAACCCCTAACGTCGAGGGCTTCTGCGTTCCTGCCTCCGTTGTGAAAACTTCCATCTGGTCTTAATTCCTCGGCTGTTAGCATATCAAAATAATGATCGGCTCTATCGCGTGGGAAATCACAATATTCCGCTGTTTCTTTGTCGCTTGTCGTGATTGATTTATTTATTCGCTTGTATACCTGCTTTTTATAGTGGTTTGTCGATACTTGGATGTATTGTGCATCGAATGAACCTTTTTTGGCTATTCTGTATCTGTCATAATTCTTGCTATCCTCTTCGTCTTTATGCGGATCTTTCTTCTGTTTCAACCATCCCATGTTGATATTTGGGTATGTGTTACGTCCGAAATCCTCACAGAAATCAAACACATCGCCTTGATTGAGTCCATCTGTGGCGTCTACGGTGGCTATCATTACAGGGAAGGCTACACCGTCGGCACGGTAGTAGGTTAGTTTATTATCTGCGGCCCAATCTTTCATTTTTTCAAACGCACCCTCAAACGCTCCAAGTGTTGTATGGCCGTAGAACTTTTGATAATCGATTGACCAGCTTCGGTATTTTGCACCATGACCTAATACTTCCAATTCGATTCGTGGTAGCTTGGCGGTCCATAAATTCTTGCCCTGTTTTTTTAGTCTCTCAATTTCTTCGGTCAGTTCTGCTGGTGACATTTTTTGATATTTTTCTGCCCCTCTCTGAACGTCTGCCGATAGTGTCAAAAATATGACACCTTCTTGTACTTCTTTGCTGTTGTAGTCTCCGCGTAGTGCTATTACTCGGCTTATATCTGGTCGGTGGCCCTCTTCTTTAAACGGTATTCCTTCGTACAAGTTTCTAAATGATGGTAGTCGTGTCGGGTCGTCTTGTGTTTTTAAGTACATGCCATATATCCGCGCCCATGACATAAACGGTGAATACAGTGCGCTTATCTGATATGATCTATGCGTTCTATCTGTTGGTGTGGCTGTTGGCTCCCAATACGCGGTATCGACTTTCATCATTTCTGTTTTTTCTGATTCCCATATCTCTTTGTTACAATTAGGGCATTCGTGGAATACTTTGTCTAAATATCCGTGTTTGTCATACATTGGGCGTATTTTATCAAACTGTAATACGAAATATGTACCGCATTTAAAGCAGGGAACATTATAATAACGTCTATCACCGGCTAAAAATTCGGGATAGATTATTGACGTTTCTTGCAGTGCTGGTGTGCTGGTGCTGATTATTTTCCACGTTGAACCATACGCCGCTGTTCGTCCTTCTAGTATTCCTAAAAAGTTACCCTCTCCGGTTGTTGTCTCTGCCGGTGCGCCGTCTACCTCGTCGATTAACAATACGCGGTTCGATTCCGAACGCATTGAGGCTGGTGATTGCAAACTTGCCATTGACAGTGAACCGCCTGGATATTCTTTTGAGTACATGCTATCACCGGTTCTGCGTGATTTACTATTTATGTCTCCTTGCGCTGATATTAAGTCTTTGAAATCACACGATGATATGAGTTGTGTTAATCGTTTTATCCATTTTTTTAGTAGCGCATCGGACGCGGTACAGTACATTTGTTCGGATGGATTACCACCGATATAATACGCTAATATGTTTTCTAGTAATGTCGTGAGTGCTATCTGTACGCCTTTCATTACTGTGATTTTATTCACGCCTGAGTACGGCCCTGCTGCATCCATTATTTCTATTGCGTATGGTGTCAGGTGTAAATCAATCGGGCCTGGCTTCGGTGAACCTAGTGGTAATACACGCTTGCCTTGTATGTATTCTGATATGAGGTGTGGTGGTGGGTCTGTTGGCATATCATTGATTAGTTTTTTGAGAAATTCTATATCGTTCATATTTTCTCTGAGCCGACACGATCTAGGTAGTCATTCATCACGCGCTTGAAGTGGTTGAGGGCTTTTCCTGTTTCTATATTTATTTTTTCTCTGACTTTTACTGACTGTAGGGATTCTTCTGACTCACCGAATATGGCGCAAATATCTTTTGTGACTTTATCCTCTAATGTTCCTATCTGCTCTTTCAAGACTGAATACTGTTGTGCGTAGACCCTTGCGACTAAATCACGTTTTACAAGTTCACCCTCTTTTTCACGTACTACTAGGTTTTCTTTGCGCGTTTGTTCGTACAGTTTTAGTTTTTCTAAGTCTTTTTTCTCGTAGTGTATCAAATCTTTGACGCTAATATTCGTTATGTCCGACGTTAGCATAAATGGTTCAGCATCATCATCGACAGGTGGTGCGGTGATCTTTGGCGGTGGATTCTCTGGAACTGATTTTTTTTTAACCGGTTTCGGTTCTGCGAGGTCGTTTTTATATTCTGTGTTTTTATTGCTGAGATATTCGACTGTGATTCGGTGGGTTAAATCTACTTTTTTACCTGATAGAATTACGCTGCCAGATTTTACGGCTTTGTCGATTGCTTGCTTGCTTACTCCGCATAATCTTGCGAATGCTGCTTTTGTGGTGGTTGTGGTCATGGTGGGTTAGTATCAATCTTTGAGTAAGAAGTAAATATCTGAACCAAGCGCACTAACAAGGACAGTACCAACACCCATGACCCAAAATTCAACTGAATCAAAACTAATCCCGAAATATGCCATAGTGAATCCTAGATATATACACCATAAGTTTTTAAACGTGGATAGATATATTTTTTTCATTTTCATTTCTCCTTTCATTTCAGTTAATCGCCCGTTACGGTGGGCTAGTCCGGCTCGGTCACAGATTACCAGATCGTGCGAACCTAAACTGTGAATGTGTCGCGCCATACTTCCGAGTCTCTCAAGCTCCCGAAGGAGGAAATTGTCGATGATGAAGATGTTCGTTTTACTCACACATAATATCTAAGCCGTTATAAAGACTTACTGTTCGTCGCGCACGTTATTTAGGACATCCTCAAGATCTGTGCCTGTCAATTCAGCATACGCGATAACCGCCAATTCCCACATAAGCACTTCACTAGGGTGAGTTGAATCGTAATATTTAAACCGTGGGCGTGATATATTGCCATGTGCCGAATAAAACGCATCTGCTAATCTTAACCCCGCAGCAAGTAATTGCTTGTCTGTCTTTTTTCTTGTTCCCACATCGTCCTCCGTTGAACTTTATAACTTGCACTGAGCTAGACTCTCGTTAATCTCGCGCAAGTTAGTTATCAGTTATATTAAACCGCAATTGCAGGGATGCGGCCAACCTTCTTCCAAGATACCACCACAATCTCACTTATGACCCTAGCGGAAGTACGATCTTTTACAACGAGTTTTCCACAGGGATACTCTGTCGTTAACTTGGACAAGACCCTACTTCCCTTGTTGTGGTGATATATTTTATGAGTGATGGCAGGTCGCTAATCCTGCTGTGTTCTTCTCGCCGTTCAATACAGCCGGTAGGTGAACTAACCCAGTAGCGTGTCTCCGTTGTAGTTTCAGGCTTACCCTGTCTTACTCTCCACGCCGCATCACTCGTCTATACCTTAAACCCTAGTTGACTTTTTGTCAAGCCGCCTAATTGAGAAAGTCAACCAGCTGCGAATATCAATACAAAGTACCGTAAACGCTTGTTTTCTTATCAACAGGCTGTGTTTTATCCACTACGCTCGACCGGCTGAGTTATCAACAGTTCGTCAACCTGTTTCAAAACTTTCGCACTTGAAATTTATCGAGCCAATGTCAGCTTAG